ATTCATCTGGGTGATACTTGAACAAACTAAACAAATAATATCTGGGGAGTCTGTTGAAACAAACTCCGCGCTCTAGGCAACTCTGCTCCAACTTATCGACATCTTCTTCGAAAGTGTCTTCATGTAAGTACATTTCACGTTGAAAGTTATTAACTTTATCGACCATCACAACAAGACCATCTTTTGAGGAGTCCAACCAGGACAATCCACTATAAAGAGTCCTCTTATCAAGCGGGCAAACAATTTTGCCAAGCTCACGATGATAGACGAAGGATCTCTTAAGAAAAGAAACTTCGTGAAGCGTTTGGAATTTATCCTTTATAGGCTGCTTTGATGCATCCGTAAAAGTCATTCCAATGCTACGAAAGAATTTCTCCATTGAGACAGCGTGTAAATCTGGAAACACTCCAGTTCGCACTCCATTTAACTTATCATCACCGTAGACATAATCAACAATTTCATGTTGAAATGAACTTACAGTGCGTTTTTCCACAGGTACGTTTCTATAAAACCACATTGCTGTATAAGCTTTATTAACGATACTGTTGAAAACCGCTGTGAGAAAACTACCAGAAGGTAGAGAATGAGTCGTCAACATCATATCATCGTTTATAGCAACTAGCGTCGTTGAAAGGTTCTGCAACAAAAACGCAGCTGCGTTCTTGTGCTTACCTTTGTATTTATCCATGATACACTTAGAGACTAAATGTTGAACTTGGGGTAACATATTGCCATCATAATTGCCAATATCACCTGCCCATACACCACTGCAACTCTTTAAATTATTATACATCTGTGGCCATTCTGTGAAAGGATTAACTCCTATCATTATACCACTAAAAGTTTTGTGCTCTATGATTTTAGAAACCATATTGCCAAAATACTTCTTTGTGAGTATTTGTATGGGAAGGGGACTAACCCTAAAACTTCTAGGTTTGCCTTCTTTCTCTAGACCGCGAGTTTCATCTTTCAAGGTGCTATACCAAACAAGATCTTTCATCTCGAGGTCTCCACTCTCAAAATTGTCTTCAACTCGAGAAACTATTGCTCTTCCTTCATCAGTTAAGCGACCATTCTCAAAGTCTATATAATAAGACTTATCTTTTTCACAGCCAAAACCATTGGAGGAGTCTTTATTTAAGCCAGCGAGACTCTTGTTACCAGAGACTACAGCGCGTTCATCGATATCATCGAAATCGCAAATGTAAGTATCAATAACTTTCTTGGCGAACTCTAGTTCGTCTTGAGGAATATCGCTAACTAATTTAAAAGACTTCTTCTCAATATCTTTAACTGTATGAG